GACTTTCATACGCGCAGACGGCAGCGAATGCTTCGTCTAGCGGCGGCGTGTGTCTTCTGGTTGCTGCCGATCGGCGTCCTATTTCTCAATTCTATGTGCCAAGCTTCACTTGGACTTTTGATAATTGGGGCGAAGACCTCCTCGCCGTCGCATCGAGCGACGGTCGATTGCTGCATTGGAGCCACGGCGAAACGGTAGCGAACGAAGCAGGCGATGCGGTTATTTTGACGGCATCTCGTGTGTCGAACATTGTCACGGTGACGACGACATTCCATCACGGATATACCGCCGGCAATGAAGTAGTGATCGTCGGCAATAGCGAAAGCACGTTCAATGGAACGTGGACGATTGCCAGCGTCCCGTCAGACACAACATTCACTTTTGCTGACAGCGGAACAAACGCTACAGGCACAGGCGGAACGATTTCTGAAGAAGGCATCCCGACGAACAATCGTGGAGTGGTCGTGACGCAGGAGCGTCATGCCGTCTTGTTCGGATGCGGTGGTAACTCTCGCCGCGTGGCTTGGTCAAGTCGAGAAGATTACACGGATTGGGATTTCGCAGACCCGACGAACACGGCTGGATATCTCGATCTCGAAACGTCGAGCCGCATTGTGATGGCGACAGCTGTGCGGGAAGGCACGCTTATCTGGACGGAAGACGAAGCGTGGCTGATGCGCTTTATCGGCCTGCCGTATATCTACGGCATCGAGCGGATCGGCTACGGCTGCGGCCTGATGGCTCCGCGTTCGTTTGCTACGTTCGCCGGGCGCTGCATCTGGATCGGGCGCGAGGGCTGGTGGATTTATGATGGCGGCTATGTGAAGCCGCTGCCGTGCGAAGTCGGTGCCTATGTGTTCGACAACTTGGACCCTAACGCGAGCCGCCTTTATACGCACGGCTCCGACAATGGCCTCTTCAATGAGGTCTGGTTCTGGTATCCGACGATCGGCAGCATCGACCCTGATCGTTATGTGATTTACAACTACGCCGAAGGCTGGTGGTCGATCGGAGAGATGACGCGCACGGCAGCTGAAGGCGCAGGCGTGTTCCCGTTCCCGATCACGGCAGACGCCGAGAACAACGTCTACTACCAAGAAGACGGATGGGATGCTGCCGGCACGTCGCTGGTCGGTGAGCGGTACGCCGAGAGCGGATCGCTTAACCTTCAACAAGGTAATGGGCTGACGTTCATCCGGCAGGCTTTGACAGACAGCGGCTACGGCTACTCCTCAACGGCGCTGACGTTCTACACGTCATTCACGCCTGAAGGGGCAGAGACGACCGTGGGGCCGTTCAATCCTCGCTCCAACGGCTACACAGACACGCGCGCTACAGGTCGAGACTTCAGGGTCAAGATCGAGGCAACACAGGATGCGCCGTGGTCGATCGGTGAAATGCGGCTCGACCTCACGCCGCAGGGGAGCCGTCGATGACGACCTACCCTGCGCCTAACGTAGTCCTGCCGATCCCGCCAGATCGGTACGATGCGTCTTATTTCGCGCGCACGCTGAACAATCTGAACAGGACCATCGCGTCGGCGGTCATCAAGGACGTGGCGGTCTCGTCGGTGCTACTTCAATCTCCTGACGGAAGCGTCTATAAGGTTGAGGTAGATAACGCAGGCAACCTAACAACTTCGGCGGTTCCTCTTGGACAGCAAGGCGCGCCTCCTTACTAAGATGCGTAAGGCTCTCAAGATCGGGAGCGATACGCATAGCTTGGACGACGTGATCGGATGCCTCAAACGAGGCGAGATGCAGGCGTTCACAAACGATCGAGCAATCATTGTGACCTCGATCGTCGAAGCTCCGCAGAAGAAGTATGTCGAGTTCTTTATGTCTGCGGGCGACATGGATGCGGTGCTTAGTCTTTTTCCTGAAGTTAGGGAATGGGCGATAGCACAAGGAGCAGATTTCGGTCGGGCGTTTGTCCGTCCCGGTTTTGAGGACATCTTCAAGCAGCAAGGCTGGAAGAGGAAGTCCATCTTGATGGAATATCACCCGAAGGGGAACTGACATGGGCGGCGGAAGCAAAGCACCAGCGACGACCACGACGATCCAGAAGACGGAGCTTCCGGCGTGGCTTGAGGGTATTACGAAAGAAAACCTTTCTATCGCTGACACGATCTCGAAGCGTCCTTATGAAGCTTACGGCGGTCAGACGATCGCTGGCTTCGCTCCCGAACAGGAGCAGGCGTTCGATTATATGCGTGGCGGTGTCGGATTAACTGACCCGCTTTATGCGCGAGCAACTGGCGTCACGTCTGATGTCGCTGGCTATCAGCCGACAAGCTTTCTCAATGCCAATCTGCAAGGGTATATGAACCCGTTTACGCAGAACATTGAGGATCGAGCGATCGAGGCTGCGAACCGTTCTCTGCGTATGTCAACGAACCGGATCGGGGATCAGGCGCGAGCTGCCGGCGCGTTCGGCGGCTCTCGTCAGGGGATCGCGGAAGGCGTTGCAGCGTCTGAGGCGGCAACTGGTATCGGTGATCTCTCTGCTCGTTTGCGGGCGGATGCGTTCAATCAGGCGGCTTCGCAATTCGGTGCAGATCAGGCGCGTGCGGCGCAGGCAGCACAGCTCCGCATGGGCGCTGCCAACCAGCTCGGCTCTCTCGCTCAACAGCAGCAGGCGGCTCGTATTCAAGACGCATCGCTGCTTGAGCAGATTGGCATGCAGCGGCAGGCGATGCAGCAGGCGCAACTTGATGACGCATACAACCGTTATCTTGAGCGCCGCAACTACCCGATCGAGATGCTTAATCTGCGTCTCGGTGCAACGTCGGCAACGCCTTACGGCGGCACATCGACAACGCAAAGCACAGCTCCGCGTCAGGGTGGCAACGCTCTGATGACTGGTCTCGGTGCAGCCGGCACGGTCGCGTCGATCGGCGCTTCTCTAGCAACGATTTTCTGATGCGGACGGTCCTTCAATTCTCTGGCGGTAAAGACAGCCTCGCCTGCCTTTACCTTTTCCGTGACCATTGGGAGACGCTGCCTGTGGCGTGGCTCAACTCTGGTGCGGCCTATTCAGAGATGCAGGACTACATGCAGATGTGGAAAGAGCGCCTGCCGAACTTCATCGAAATCAAGTCGAACCAGCCGCAGCAAATTGCGGAGTTCGGGTGGCCGGCTGACGTTGTGCCGGTCAACAGCACGACGGCAGGGAAGTCGATCACAGAAAACGATGGCCCGCTGATACAGCCTTATCTGTCGTGCTGCGCGGCAAACATCTGGTTCCCATTGCACAATGCAATGGTCGAGATGGGCGTCGAGCGGATCATTCGCGGCACGCGCTTGGAAGATAAGCGCAAGTCGCAGTTTCGTAACGGCGACATCATCGACGGCATCCAGCTCGTTCATCCGATCGAGAACTGGACGACAGAACAAGTCTATGACTATCTCGACGAGATGCGCGCAGACTTTCCGCCGGGTTACAATGAAGGCGAACAGACGGGCCGTGACTGTTGGGACTGCACAGCGTATTTAGACGAGAACAAGGCGCGGATCGAAAACCTACCGGAAGAGCGCAAGGCTGAAGTGAAGCGGCGTCTCGGTCTGATCGGTGAAGCAATTCGCCAGCAGTGGCATGAGGTGATCTGATGGAAGATATGCGCAAACGTTTCATTCAGCAGATGATGCCGTATGCGCTTGAAGCATCTCGTGCAACAGGCGTTGATCCACGCATCATCATTGGTCAGGCTGCGATCGAAACAGGTTTCGGCAAGAGCGCACCGGGGCAAAACTATTTCGGCATCAAGTCGCATGGCGCTCCCGGCGGGAAGACGCTTTCGACAAGTGAATATGGCGATGGCGGTATGTACCGCACGGCAGATAGTTTCCGCCAGTATGGATCGATGGCCGATAGTGCTGCGGACTATGCGAAGTTCATCAATGAAAATCAAAGATATTCAGGCTTGCGTCAGGCGCAAGGGTTGGATGCGCAACTCGCTGAATTGCAAAAGTCTGGCTATGCGACAGACCCTAACTATTCAGCGAAGGTCGGCTCAATAGCTCGGGATATTAATTTTCTAGATGGTACAGCTGTCGCGCCTGCTGTTGCCGCAGCAACGCCTGCGGCTCCTGTCTATTCGGCAGACCTTGGCACGGCAGCTCGATGGCTTGGTAACACGATCGCGCCAAGCCTTGTCGATGCTCCTACACCTTTGACAACAGAACAGGCGGCGCAACAGAAGATCGACATGGCGCAACGTGCCGATATGTCGAAGGGTGCTGCCGGCATTGCCAGCGGTTTGCTTCAGCTCGCCAAGCTGGCGCAGCAGCCTGAAGAAGATCAGCGCATGCCTGCGCCTGCCGCTCCACAAATCAATCGCGGTCAGTTTCGCCCGCTGCCTAAGATGAGAGGGCTACTTGGATGAACATCAACGATCTCTTATTTTACCGCCAGCAGATGCAGCCGAACTTCCCCGGCGGCGATGCAACGCTCGGCAGCAATGGCCGTTTCGTTCCGCGCAGCCCGATCGCCGGCAACATGCCGCAGTTCTCTGATCCGCGCGTGCAGGCGATGCTGCCACCTATTCCCGGCCCCGCTCGCAACGTCGGCCCTACTCCCGGCTCGTCTGCTGTGCAGGGTCCGCTTCCCATGCAAGGGCCGCCGATGCCGGCTGCGTTCAACGTGCAGGGCTACACGAAGGGCCTTGCTGATGCCGGTCCCGGCGCGCAGGCATACGCCGATCAATTCGCTGGCGGTGACTTGTCAAAAGTGCGTTCTCGGCTCATTAACGTAGACGGGCAGATGGTGAACGACTACTACACGCGCGGCCTTCTTGATGCGCCAGCGCCGCAGGGTTCGGTAGCTCCTGATGCGTCTTCTGGCGGCTATGGCCCGCCACAACCGGGCTTGCTGCAAAGCATCTTCGGCGGTCTGTTCGGTGGAGGTCGATAATGGTCCAAGGTCTTCTCGATTTCTTCACGGGCGGCGGCGATTACTCCGATCCGTCCAAGATTGATCCGCGCTACGGCGTCCCGATGTCGGACGTGCGGCAGGCTGCGTGGAACTCGATCGGCAACATGAGCGCGCTGCTTCTTGCTGCCGGTCAGCCTATGGCTCCGCAGCAACGCGCTGCGTACCTCGCGCAACTCGGTCAAGCCGGCGGAAGCCTCAACACTGATCTTTACAACGCCTCACAACGGCGTCTGATGCAGGCGCGCACGCAGCGCGAGCAGCAGGAGATGGAAGAGGACAAGCGGCTCGGTGAAGTGCTGAAAGACCCGGCGCAACTTCAGTCGCTCGGCATCTCGCCGCAGCAGGCTCAATTCCTTGGTCGTGGCGGCGTGCGCCAGCTGCTTGCGAACCGCATGTCGCAGTCTCCTGAAGCATTGGAAGCAAAGCGCATTGAGCTTGAGCAACTGCGTTCAGGTCAGACAACCCGTCAGCAACTCTTCAGTGCGATCGACGCCGATCCGAACCTGAACGAGCAGCAAAAGGTTCTGTTTAAGGCGCAGCCTGATCTGTATGCGAAGCGGTTCGCTCCTCCGGCTTATCGCCCGATGACGGCTGAAGAGCGCACGACGTTCGGCATCAAGCCAGAAGTTCCTGCCTACATGACTTCGGAAGGACCGAAGGTTCTCGGCGGCAGCAATACGACGGTCAACATCGGCGGCGATACGAACGCAGATGCCGATCTTCGTAAAGAGCTTTCGAAGGATGAGGGCGCACGTCTCAGCAAGTTGCAGGCTGCGGCGAACACTGCTGGTGGGTCACTTCAGGACTTCCAAGTCCTTGATGAACTCATAACGATGGCTCCGCAGGGTCCGGTCACAGGCCGACTTGCACAGGCATTTCCCGGCGTTTCGTCTGCTGGCGTCTTGTTCAATTCGTTCGTTAACCGCATCGCTCCGACGCTTCGTGTCGAAGGTTCAGGCGCAACGTCTGACATCGAATACGAAGGCATGCTTCGTAGCCTTCCTGCATTGCAGAATAAGCCAGACGCAAACCGCACGATTGCGGAAGTGTTTAAGCAGAAGGCTGACATCAACATCCGTCGTGGTGACATCATCACGAAATACCAAAACCAAGAGATCACGGCGAACGAGATGCGGAACCAGCTGACGGCTCTCAACCGTCAGAGCATCCTGACGCCGCAGCTAAAGCAGCTGCTCGGTGAGATCAGCGGCGGGCCTGCAATCGGAACGGTCCAAGATGGCTATCGCTTCAAGGGCGGCGATCCCAAAGATCGCAACAGTTGGGAGAAAATCTGATGGCTGGTCCTTGGGAGAATTATGCGAAAAAAGAGAAAGAAGCGGGCGCTCCTTGGGACAGGTACAAGGAGAAGCAACCCGAACCGACATCGTCTGTTTTGAGTGATGTAATCGGGCGCGTCGGTGTCGGGCAAGGCTTGATGATGGGCTACGGCGACGAAGCCGAAGCCTATGCACGCTCTCTTTTGCCGGGTGGCCGCAGTTACGAAGAAGAACTTGCCGACGTTCGCAAGAAGGTTGAGACGACGCAGCGTGAGCGTCCGATCGCCGCGACGACAGCGGAAGTCGGCGGTTCGCTGGCTCCGACGGTTGCGGCTCTTGCAGCGATCCCGTTCACGGGTGGCGGATCGGCTCCTGCGGCGGCGGCAAACGTCGCGCGCACAGGCACGCTGCTCAGTAACATCGTCAGAGGCGGTGCGCGTGGCGGTGCAATCGGCGGAACGCAGGGGCTTGTCGAAGGCTTCGGCAAGGGCGAAGGCGGGTTCGAGAACCGTGCAGAGCGTGCGCTCGGTGAAGGCGCTGTCGGGTTGGGCGTCGGTGGCGTGCTAGGGGCTGCGGCTCCTGTTGTCGGCTCCGTCGTCAGCAATGCCTTTTCGTCGCCTGCAACGCGCGCGCAGAACCGCATGCTCGACGTTCTCGGTGAGCAGGGTGTGACGCCGGCAGATGTTGCTGCGGATTACGCACGTCGTCAGGCGCAAGGCGTCAAGCCTGAGATCATCGCTGATATGTATCCCGGCAGCTCGATCGCAGGCGAAAGCCGGCGCGTGCTGAACGTGCCGGGTGCGAACCGTGGCGAGATCACGGAGCAGTTGGTCACACGCATGGACGAGCAGGGTCCGCGCGTGGCTCAGGCTTTTGAGAAGGCGACAGGCACGAACCAGAAGTTCTTCCCGGTTCTCGACGATCTCGAGAAGGTGAGAAAGGCTGACGCAACTCCGTTTTACGAAGCGGCTTATGCAAAGCCCGCGCGCACGAAGACGCTCGACGAACTCATCATGCGCGCGCCTGACGATGCGTTCGCAGAGGCGCAGCGTGCTGCGCGCTACGAGGGTCTGGTGTTTCCGAACCTCGTTGCGACGAACACGGACGGAGCGCGCAAGATCGTCGGAGACTACACGGTCAAAGACGTCGACATGGTCAAGCGCGGTCTCGATCGGATCATCGAGAGCAACACAGACGCGATCACAGGCAAGGCGAACAGCGAGGCGCGTCGTGCGGCGACGCTGAAGAACGCGATCGTCAATGAAGTGGACAAGCTGGCTCCTGAATACGCGCAGGCGCGCGCTGCGTGGGCTGGCCCGTCAGCTGTGATGGATGCCATGAAATCAGGCCAGCGTCTCTTCAACGAACGCGCCGAGATCACGGCACGCGACATCGCCAAGCTCGGCACGTCTGAGAAGGAAGGTTTCCTGATCGGCGCTCTTGATGCCGTCAACCAGCGGATCGGGCGGAAGATCGAGGGGCAGGACGTGACCGGGGCGTTCCGCTCTGGCAATGCCAAGGCGCAGATCGAAGCGGCGCTCGGCGCAACGGGCCGCAATCCTGACGAAGTTCGTTCGATCACGAACGCCTTGTTCGCTGACATTGAGCGCGAAGCTATGATGGCGAACACGAACCGGCAGCTGCGGGCGATCTCGCAAACGGCTCCGCTTCTGGCTCAGGATCAGGCGTTCCGCGAAGGCATGCGGGCGTCAGCAGGCGTGCTGCGCGACATGCAGACGGGTGGCTTCGGCGGCGCTGTCGCTGGCATGTTCCAGCGTGCAGGCGATCGTCTGGCGACCGGCCTGACGGAGCAGGGAGCGCAGCGCACAAACGCCGAACTAGGGCGCATGCTCTTCCAGAACACGCAGCCGGCTGTGCAGAATGTGATGGACGAGCTGACGCAGCGTGCTTTGCAGCGTGGCCGCTACGCAGTGCCGAGGGCCTTGGTCCCCGGCTTGCTGGCAGACCCGCTCACCGACACGGTCATGCCTTCACGATAGGGTCAGCCATTCACGATCCGATCCATGCTGTCGGCCAGCTCCTGATCGTCGCCGGTCAGGACGCCAGCATAGACGGTCATGGTGACTTCGACGTTTGCATGGCCGAGGCGTTCGGAGACGGCCTTCAGCGGCATCTTCGCGCGTAGGAGATGCGTGGCATGGGCGTGGCGGGTGGAGTGCAGGCAGTAGCCTTCGTCTAGGCCGATCGCACGCAAAGCATCCTTCGTCGCGCTGGTCATGTAGGCCAGCGTCGGACGATCGCCCCACACGGTCTGAAGGACATGCTTGTCGGGATTGCCGGCGCACGCCTTCAGTTCATCCCGCAACGACTTCGGCATGCGGATCGAGCGGATCGACTTCGCGGTCTTGGGCTTCTTCTCGTACTCGCTCGCCCCGACGCGAACGACGGTGCGGGAGACGTGAATGATGCCGGTCTCGATGTCGATGTCTGACCAGCGTAGGGCGCACATCTCGCCCCGACGCATGCCGGTGGCAAGGGCCAGACGGATCATCCGGCCAAGGAGGGGCTTGTCGGCAGCGTGTGCAAGCAGTGCCTTGATGTGGCGCTTCTCAAGAGGCTTGCGGGCTTCGCTCTCGCCTTTCGGTGCCGTGACGCGCTTCATGGGGTTCTTCGCCAGCACGCCTGCTTCGACGGCCTGATTGAACATCGCCTTCAGGTGGTGATGCGTGATCGTCATAGTGCCTGCGGCAACCTTGCGGATGCGGGTCAGGTAAAAATCCTCGATGTCGTCCTTCGTGATGTCGCGCAGGCGGCGTGAGCCGTAGTCGTCGAGGAACGGATTGATGAGGTTCTGCTGGCTCTGGAAGGTCAGCTCGCTGATCTGGTTGAGGGCGACACGGCGGCTCTGCCACTTCGTCCAGTGCTGCTTGACGGTGTCGTCCGTGATGTGGACGAGGTCGCCCGATCGGTGATCCTTCAGTATTTCGACCTTGCGGGCGTTTGCGTCGAGTTCCGTTCCGCGCAGCGTCTCCGTGCGGAACTTCCGCTTGCCGTTTTCTTGCGTCTCGATGCGGACGCGCCAGACGCCGGGGGTGCGCTCAAACAGGGTCACGTTCATGGGTTTCTCCTTCTCCGTTACCCCGAACAATAGGTGCCTTGTGCGCTAGACGCAAGCGGTTTGTGTGGAGGGCGAGGCTATGGCATAAACGTCTATCCACAGGGCCAAAAGGGGCTAAATATGGCTGGCATCCTCGACACGGCGATCGACGCTTGGAAAAACCTTGGGAAGACTTCCCGAGAAAACACATTCCAATATCTTGTCTCGCGCGGGATGTCGCCAGAGCGGGCCGCGCGCGAAGCGGAGCGGGTCGGTGGGAAGATCGAAGGGCGTCAGGGCATTCTTGAGATGGCGATCCCGCAGGATGCTGTAGATGTTGGCTTAATGGTCGCAGGCGGTCCCGGCGCAAAAGTTGGCCGGCGCATCGCTGGCGGCGCTATCGCCGCAATGGACCCGGCAGATGCCGAAGCTGGTGTCGTCGGTGCGGTGACGGAAAAGGCCAAGAGCGGCATTAAGAAGGTCAAGCAGGCGATTGATGGCACTCTTGGTAAAGACACGGCTGACGTTCGTTTCAAAGGCAAAGATGTCAGCGAATGGTCTCCAAAGGATTGGCATGACTTCGGGAAACAATATGGCGTCGATAATCTCGGCCCAGCAAATGTGAAGGAATGGGAAAAAGGCCTTCAAAAAATCACGACGAACAGCGGTCGTGAGATCACTGTTCCCGGTGGTGAAGGTCCGTTCACTTATTACGATTTGCTACACATGAAATCACAAGGCATTGATCCAAACGATCTGCCTCCTGCTGTGCACCAATCCGTTCATAACCGCATGGTCGCAGCGATGCAGCCCGGTCCCGGTGGTCCGTCGAACGAGCAGATCACCAATCAAATGATTTTCGGAATGATCTCTCCGAACCAGCCGCTGACGCCGAACGAGCTGGCGCTTCAGCGCGCAATGGTGAAAGGTCCAGAAGACCTGAAGCGGTGGAACGAGATGATCCCGTATGACTACAAAACGGGACAAGGCGCTGCAACACCAGCTGACGCTCTCAAAGAACGTCAGGCGTATTCAAATCAAATCACGGAACGTCTCGGCCTTAACGCAGCTGAGAAGGGCGGTCTCGGCGCATCTGGTTCTGCAAACTATTCAGACATCGCAGAGTTCACGCAGAAGATGCGCGATCGTCCTGACTTCTTCCGTTTCAATGCAAACGATCCATCGTTTGCAGGCATGAGTGACGCACAGAAATGGGCAACGCATGTCGAGCGCGTGCTGAACGAAACGCGCGGATTGAAAGCAAAAACTGGATCGCTTTCGACTGTGTGGCAGTCGCCTGAAGATGCAGCAATCTCAGCGATTGACCGTCACATGGTGACGAAGTTCCGTGGCGATCTTTTTGACGATCCGGCCAAGCGCGCAACGTGGGAAAACACTGTTGTAGATCGGTTTAACAAGGATCGCGGCACAAGTGTGCAGTCGATGGACGAGATGCTGAACACGACAGGCGGTCGCGGTCACTTCGTCGAGCAGGCGCTCGCGTATGTGAACAACCTCCCTGCGGCGAATATGCGTGTTGCAAAGACGGGTGAGTTCAACGAGCGTATTCCGCAGGCGTTGCGCGAAACGAACTGGGTCGGCCCAGAGCCGAAAAAGGTTGAGATGATCCAAGGCCCGTATGTGAAGGCATTGGAAGCAAACGCTGCTGCTGCAAACGAAGCGGGGCAGGGACTATTCTCGAACCAGTGGATGCTGTGGGATCGTATCCGTGGACGTCTCGAGCCGCACGAAATTATGTTCCCCGGTCTTGAGAAGCTGCCGCGCATGTCGATGGGCCAGATGCAGCGTGTTCGTGACGATCTGTCGAACGCCGGCTACATGGCAGCAGAAGGCACTGTGCGGCCTCTTCCAAGCGCATCGCGTGCTGGCTACTTCGCGTTCCCGGCAGCTGTTGGCGCTGGCTCCTACGGCCTTCTCGGCAATCCGAACGAAGACCAGCAGTATTGACCCCCTGAGACTTTCTGCCATTCTTCCCTGACGGGTCGAGCTGCGCTCCCCGTTGGCGCGTCCGCACAGACGCCGGGGCCTGTCCTGCTTCTCCTCTCCTCCCGAGCCGGGACAGGCCCCACCCCATTTCGGGCCGAGCGTGTAAATCTTGAGCGTGCCGATATGTCGATTTCGCTTGTGTCTAGCGCGCAAGGCGTTAGCGTTAGCGCATCAATAGGAGAGAGAAACACATGAACGAACTTCGCATCCCACACATTCTCTGGATCGCACTTTTCTGGTCGATCCTGATGATGTTCGTCGCTGAAAACTTTATCCCGTAACAGAAGGAACTCTACGCATGTATCCCGCAGAAGTTATCTCGGAAGCTTTTAAGAAAGCCGGTTCAGTGATTGCGCTCGCGCAGCACGCTCATGTCTCCGATCAAACGGTTCGCAACTGGCTCAACCTTGTTTGCTCTCCAACAGAAACGAACTTGAGGCAGCTGCTGGCGATCGCCACAGGCTCGCCGGCTCCGATCTCGACATGGGAACAGAGGCAGTTATTCATCGAAACGAGAAGCCGCTTCAAGCCGCAAACCGTCGATGCTCCAATCCACGAAGAGCCAAGGCCAGCTCCGAAGAGATCATGGAAGGAGCGCGTTGAGATCACGCGCATCCACGAAAACGCCGACTTTTCGTTCGGGGTCACGGACGAGGCGCTAATAGTATTTATTGTTCCGCACGTCACCGACAAACTGAAGGATGCTGGCATCGAAAATGGCGACGAGATCACGCTCGTCGTGCGTGAGAACGAGCATCACGCTGCCGACCTGTACGGCTTCAAGTGGATTGAGGACGGCGAAGATGGCGATTGAGATCAAAAAAAACGACGACGGTTCATGGACTGTTTTCTACTTCGGTAAAGAAGCAGGCTTCATCGAGCCGGTCCGCATCAACAAGGCAGAGCGAAGCTACCGCGCCGTCAGCGTGAATGGTCGTCTGACACACACCTACACGCTCGAAGGTGCAAAACAATTCGTGATCGAGAACTACGCATGACCAACTGGCAAGAACACTACAAGGCCGTCAGAGATCGGCTCAACAAGCCGATGCAGCCGAAGATCGTAAAGGTCGCAGCTCCTAAGCCTCCGCCGGAAGACTATGTGATGCCGGCTCCGCAACCTGATCCAGACACAGAAGAAGTCAGACGGAAGATCAGGCTGAAGGGTTGCCCACTATCAACGCGGCGGCAGTTTCTGGTTCTACCGATCCTCGAAGAATTTAACCTGACGTGGGAGAAATTGTGGGCAAAAGACAAGCGCGCGCTGATGCACGAACCTCGTCGCAAGGTGTGGCTGAAACTGTGGGAGGACGGCATGAGCATATCGCAGATCGGGACGTTCACGCGCCGGGATCACTCAACGGTTCTGCACGGACTAAAGTTTATCAAGAAAGCTCAATCGGAGAACACGGCATGCACTACCGCGACACTTTAGCAATCGCGCTCACGACGATGGACGAAAGGCAGAAGAAATACGCCTCGCCCGAAGTCAACTTCGCCCGCATCGCCTCGCTGGCGTCGATCCTGCTGAACCGCAACGTGACGCCGTATGAGATCGCCATGATCCATCTCTGCACGAAGCTAGGCCGGCATATCGAGACGCCGACATACGACGACAACATCGTCGATGGCGTGAACTATCTCGCCTTCGTCGGCACGTTCGCCGGCCAGCACTTCGACGGCCTCGGTGAGATGCGCCGCGTCGAGATTATGAAGGGCATGGAAGAGGCGCTGAAGCCGATCCTGACCGAAGAGGAGATGCAGGCCGTGATGGAGGCGTCGAAATGAATAGCCTGATCGAACGGTTTGAGTTTCTGGCTCGCACGTCGCAAGACCCAACAGACGCGCAAGGGTTCAGGGACGCTGTCGAAGCCTTCAAGATGTGCCAGCGCGCTCTTGAGTTCTACTCCTGCAAATGCGGTCTTCCTTGCACCGAACAACAGTACAAGGATGCACTCTGCGGCATGCGCGCAAACAGAACATTGAAGGCGATGGCAGATGGGCGAACAAACCATTGACGCGACGTTCGACGCCGACGAGCGAGTGCGCGCAGCGCAGATTGCAAACGTCGTCGTGACGCTATCGGAGCGCATTTCTGAAGACACAAACACGCCGGCATGCGGCGTGTTTCAGGAGATCATCAAGCTGTGCATCGGCTCGATGTATATCAACGACCACGGAGGCTGCGCCGAGGCACTGCTTCGCGGCATCCTCGCCGTCAACGACGTTCCGCCTGACGCAAGCATCAACTGAAGGAGAGAGAAGATGCGAAAGATACTGACAGCCTGCGGCCTCGCCGCGTTTCTACTGGCACCGACGATCGCCGTTGCCTGTTCGACAACGACCTACATGATGAACGGAAAAATCGTCGTCTGCGTGACGTGCTGCCAGAACGGCACGAATTGTTCAACCGTATGCTCGTGAGGATGTGATGATTAACAATTTCCATGCGTGGTTTAAAGGCGCGCGTAAAGGCACACGCTACACCTACCATCGAGGCGATCTTGCGTTCGATCGGTACACGCCGTCTCGGCATGAGCCGACAGTGAAGCAGCGCGAGCTGGCGTTCTTGGCAGACATGGCATACGAGCTGTTTTATCAGCGTGAGATCACGCTGATCCAGAAGAAGCACGCCGTGAACGATTACGAATATATCGCGGTGAAGCTATGACTGACTACGAAACCTTAAAGAGCCGCATTGATGCCGACGGTGGCGCTTATTGGGCGTTGCCGCAGATACAAAATTTGTGTTGGGCACTTGAGTTCATACTTACTGTTAAAAAGGTAGAGGATGCCCACGATGCCGCCCGCACGGCGCTTAGTCAGAAGGGAATAAATAGAGGCGACAGTGCCGACCTGACGGTTGCCTATATGGCTGGCTACAACAAGGCCAGCATTCGGCATGAAGACGAAATAGAGCGGCTGCGCGAGATGCTCATTGAAGCAAGGGATGATGCAACACGGTTTGGGCGCTTAATGCAAAAGTGCGTCATCGCATTGCGGGAGATTGCTGAAGGCGACCGGCCCGACAACGACGAGCAGTTCTGTGTTGGCTATTGGGGCGCAACAGCCCGCGCCGCGCTTGAGGAGGGGAAGGAATGATAATCCTTGCAGAACTGTTTGTAACACTGGTTCGATTCTGTGCGTTCGCTCTCTCAATCATTGCGATTGCCCAATACTTCCTTGGCGCGCCAATGGCCGATTGGCTTTTCTCCGCCATCGTTTCGATCATGCTTCGCTCTGGCCTTCTGGTGTATTGGGTAAGAGCTATTGGGCTTAGGGAGGGGAAGGAATGAGCGACATTCTTGAACAATGGCGCTCTGCAAAAGAGCGTTGGATTATTTCCGGCGAGGCAAACGAAATGATAGTCGGCCTTGAAACTGAAATAGAGCTGCTGCGTGAGGCGCTGCGGACTATTGCGGACGGAGATACGCCAAGAGAACACGCAATCGTATATCGCTCTGACGGCGTTCATTCAAAGCATGACAAGTGCAAGCATGGCGCATGGATGTATGACGGGTGTGAAGATTGTGTGGCTGAATATGCCCGCGCCGCGCTTGGGGAGGGGAAGGAATGACGCAGAAAACTGATGTCGTCGTCCGCATGCGTAAAGGCGCAGAAGTCGTCGATCGGCAACGCTTTCCGATGGTCTATCAGACCTACACGGAAGGAGCCGACGAGATCGAGCGGCTGCGGCTGGACAAGGAGCGTGCGCTTGCGGCGCTTCGCTTCGTCGCGCGCGGTAACTACACGAAACGCGGCGATGTTCGCTACGCAGCTGAGATAGCAATCGAGGAGTTAACGATATGACTGCCTGCTCGTCCTGCCGCTTCTATCGCGGCGCAACTGTCGGCGCGTGCTACCGCTACCCGTCACCGACGCGCGTGTCGTCTTCGCACTGGTGCGGAGAGTTCGCTTCCGTCGATGTCCCGACTGTCATGGAATACAAGACAGACAAAAAGACAGGACGCAAGTTCGTCTCTGTCAGCTCAAAAGGAACTAAAACTGATGTTTAAGGTTGGCGTCTATTCAGACATGACTGCCCCCAATTATCACGCGATCGACGCTCTCTCTGCGAGCGGCGCAAAGCATCTGCTGAGATCGGCGGCGCACTATCTGGCGCAGAAGGAGCATCCGATGCAGCCGACGGCAGCGATGCGTCTCGGCACAGCGGTTCACACAATGATCCTCGAGCCAGAGAAGGCGGACATCGAGATCGCACGCGCGCCGAAGCTCGATAAGCGCACGAAGGTCGGCAAGGAAACGTTTGAGCTATTCGAGCGTGAGAACGCCGGCAAGCTCATCCTCGATGCCGATGCGTATGACAAGGCTGCGGCAATCGCTGACGCCGTCTACAAGCATCCGCAGGCGCGCGAGCTGCTCAAGGACGGACAGTCGGAAGTCTCGATGCTGTGGGAAGCGCATGACGGCCTGCCGTGCAAGGCGCGCTTCGACTATTACCGGGGCGACGGCATCGTCGACATCAAGACGACGCAGGACGCATCGCCCGATGGCTTCGCGCGCAACATCGCCAGCCTGAAGTACCACATGCAGGCCGCGCACTATCTGCAAGGCTATCGTGAACTGACAGGGTGGGACGCCGATCACTTCACGTTCGTTGCTGTCGAAAACGAGCCGCCCTATGCGATCGGGATCTACCGGCTCGACGAGCCGTCGCTGATGTCTGGCCGGATGCTAATGGAGAAGGCTGCGATGGCCTACAGGCAGGCAAAGCATCCGGCTGGCTGGCATGGGTACTCTACCGACATCCAGACCATCTCCGTGCCTTCGTGGGCGCTTCTGGACCCTAGCTGGTAAATCGTTGTGGAAAAGTCTGCGTTCTAGGCGTGCCTGTTTGCGCCTAGAACACAAGACGGCCTAGCTAGGTCGAGCGAAGCATCGAGGGCGCACTAATGATCGCAATTCAATCCGCCGAACAGGTCGTTCGGCTTATCGAGAAGGAGCGCATCAGGCTCGGCGTGTCGCAGCGAAAGCTGTGCGCCGAGGCTGGCCTGTCGCATGGGGCCTATTGGTTCCTGAAGCACAACGGCGGCGGCATCCATTTCGACACAGCTTTTAGGCTTCTTAAGGCTCTAGGCGCAACCGTCAAAGTGGAGCCGCAGCAATGATGATCGTCGGCATCGACCCCGGCGCGTCAGGTGCACTCGCCTTCTTCAACATGGAAGCCATGACGATCGAGATCGTCGATATGCCGATCATTGAGATCGAGCGGGGTGGCAAGACCAAGCGCGAGATCAGCCCGCATTTCGTGGCCGCAGCGATCCGTGACTTCAAGCCTAACGTCGCGTGGATCGAGAAGGTCGGCGCGATGCCGGGGCAGGGCGTCAGCTCGATGTTCCAGTTCGGACGCGGCGTGGGCCTCGTCGAAGGCGTGCTGGCTGGCCTCAACGTCCCGTTGAACTACGTCACCCCGCAGGCTTGGCAGAAGGCCGTCAGCGTCCGTGGCGGCAAGGATGGCTCCCGTCTGCGGGCCGTCGAACTCTTTCCCGCATACGCCTCGCTCTTCCGTTTAAAGAAATGGGATGGTAGGTCTGATGCAGCTTTGATCGCATGGTACGGAGCAACGCGATGAGGTCTGCACTCGAATACTTCAACGATCGTCACATTCCTGAACCAAACAGCGGCTGCTGGTTGTGGACGGCATACACAGACAAATACGGCTACGGCGTCATTTGCACTGGAAGTCGGCAAGCCAAGACGCGCAAATATCTCAAGGCTCACAGGCTCGCATATGAGTTGTTTTGCGGCCCTATCCCCGACGGGAAGATTGTCTGCCACAAGTGCGACAACCCAAGCTGCGTCAATCCCGATCACTTGTTCACAGGAACATGGGGCGACAACGTCGCTGACATGATGATTAAGGGCCGCAACAAGATTGGCGGCAAGCCACATCACGGCGAAAAGAACGGCAACTCAAAGCTGACTGCCGCAGATGTCGAATACATCCGCGCAAATCATTGCGCGCATGAACGTAATCACATGCTGACCACAGCCGGCCTTGCAGAAAAATTCGGCGTTCACCGTTCAACTATTCAACGAATAGTTCGTGGAAGCTCTTGGTATGGGGCAACGCAGTGAGGCCAGAGGGTGAAGTCTTCGATCGTGCCATGCGCTCCCGCTGCTTCGTTCGTGAGATCGAGCGGAAGGATGCCGACGCAATGATCCGCCAGCACTATCTCGGCAAGTGGCCCGGTGTGTGCGTGCTGACGCTCGGTCTGTTCCTTGACGATCAGCCTGTCGGCGTCGTTGTGTTCGCTCTGCCCCCACGCGAGACCATGAAGCGGTACGGATGCACGACATGGGAGCTGGCCCGTCTGTGGATCAGCGACAGCATGCCGACAAACACCGAGACGTTCTTCATTGGTCGAGCGATCAAATACATCAAACGGCATCGCAAGGATGTCGAGATGCTGGTCTCTTACGCCGATCCGTCGGCTCACCACTCTGGCGTGATCTACCGCGCGTCAAACTGGATCAGCGACGGGCGCACCGATCAGGAGCGCAAAACGCCTCGCTTCGACTATGCCTGCGCGGCTACAGGAAAGAAGTTCGCGCGGCGCAGCCATGTGCCGGTCGGCACCGAGATCGTCCGCGTCCCGCGCGTCTCAAAACACAGGTTCATCTACCGGCTGCAAAGCGCGCAGAAGCGCCATGTGCAGCCAGTGGACAACATCAATCCCGGCCACGGGGATCAGTGGCACTATGGTGAAAAGGTGAACTATGGCTTTAGGGTTCAATACTGAAGGTCGCTCGTCGGGCGACATCCTGCCGATCGTGAAGTTCGACGCGAAGTCGGGCGACTTCATTGCACGCAAGCGCGTGCAGGGCGGTGACGGCATGTGGGAGAACGTCGAGGAAGAGGTCGCGCTGCCGTTCAAGGCGGTCTTCGACTTCGCTAACATCGAGGTCGGCTGGCTGTCCTTCTCGTCGGGCGCTCCCGACTTCCACATGGTCAAGTACGGCGAGCGTATGCCGGCGCAGCCTTCGCCTGAACACAAGCAGGCGTTCCGCATCCGCATCTACTCGAAGGCGCTCGGCCTGCGTGAGTTCTCGCACAGCTCGAAGACCCTGCTGCGCTCGATCGACGCTCTCCACAATCAATTTTTGGCCGATCAGGCGGCGAACCCCGGCAAGGTTCCCGTCGTCGAGGTCTCCGGCCTAGAAACGGTTAAGATCAACTCTCCGCAGGGAGAATTGCGTTTTAAGGCTCCGAAGTGGTCGATCGTGTCGTGGGTGGCTCGCCCCGAGGCTATGGACGGCGCTGCTGAAGCTCCCGCTCCTGCGCCTGCTCCGAAGCCTGCCCCGGCTCCGAAGCCCGTTGCGGCAGACGACGACGAGTTCTAAGCAAAGAAAAAGGGCAGGCTCACGGATATGGCCTGCCCTAAGTTTCTGCCGCACTAGGGGGGAAATGGAAGCACGGCATGACCAAATCAGTACCAGAAAATATCAGTCAGCACAAAATGAAGCTCGCCTTTGCTGTGGGTGGCCGCACCGACGTTGCGCTCACCGTGAAGGACTACACCTTCCAGCAGCTTGCTGCTCGCCTCCGCTCTCCGAAGCAGGGCGGCAAGGACGGCTCCTATTACATCCGTGGCGGCGATCTCGTCGCCCCGAAGCGCGCGGACGAGAACCTCCGCAGCGCGGAACTCCTCATCCTCGACGGCGACAGCCGCATCGACCCCGAGACCGGCGAGATCATCTCCGGCGCTCCGCCGATGCCGGAGGTCTGCGCCGCATTGCGCGACATGGGCATCGCATACATCGCCCACACGTCGCACAGCTATCGCCCGGTCAATGGCGGCGGTCAGCCTCACTGGAAATATCGGATCGTCATCCCGGCGCGTCTGCACTCGCAGGCAGAGCTGCATGCGTGCGTCCAGTTCATCCTCGCGCAGCTGCACGCTCGCGGCGTCTGGCTGTCCGACGTGACCGAGAACAGCAAGTGGTCGCAGCCTTGGTATCTCCCGCGCGTCGAGCAGCCTGACGCCTTCCTGTGCGAAGTGAACGAGGACGGTCACGCCTTCCCAATCAACGAGGCGATGGCGTGGGCGAAGGAGAGGCAGAAGCGCGAACAGGTCGAGCAGAAATTAATTGCGCCAAATTTTTCAAATGAAAGACCGTCCGGCGACATCGACGCCTTCAACAAGGCGCATGGCCTCGAGTGGGTCCGATCGAAGCTTGAAAGCGAAGGCTATAAGTTCGTCTTCAAGGAAGGCGACAAATACCGCTACATCCGGCCCGGCTCGGAAAGCGGAACTCCCGGCGTCGTCGTGTTTCGCGGCTCCCGTGGCGATTGGTGCGTCTTCTCGCACCATGGCGCTGCCGATCCGCTGTCGAACAAGGTCAGCGATCCGTTCGACCTCGTCGCCGTGTTCGACCACAACGGCGATCGGAAGGCCGCAGCGCGTGCTGTCCTGCCGAAGCAGCCGAGACTTATGGACCAGATCGCCATGTTGTCGGGCCAGCATCCGGCGCAACCTGTGCAGCAACCAGTACAGGTCGAGCAAACGCAACAAACGAAACGCCGCATCGACCTCGTCCCGTGGCACGACCTCCAAGACGTGAAGGTCAAGTGGCTGGTGAAGGACATGCTCCCGGCGAAGTCATTCTCCGCAATCTACGGCAAGTCAGGCGCAGGAAAGTCGTTCTTCGCCATGTATTTAGCGGCAATGGTTGCAGCAGGACGTGAAGCGTTCGGATGCAGCGTCGAGCAGGGCGATGTCGTCTATCTGGCGCTCGAAGGCGGTGCTGGCCTGCGGCGCAGACGTGACGCGCTCATGCAGCGGTACGACCTCCCCGACGATCTGCCAGTGCATTTCGTGAAGGCGCAGATGAACCTTCGCAGCAGCCTCGACGACCTCACGGCGCTGATCGAGGTGATCCGTGAACGCGGCATCAAGCCTGCCGTGATATTCGTCGATACGCTGGCGCGTGCCTATGCCGGCGGCGAGGAGAACTCGTCGGCAGAGATGATGCAATTCGTTTCCGTCATGGCGGCGCTACAGGATGCGCTCGATTGCACGGTCTGCGTCGTGCATCACACAGGCAAGGACGAGAGCAGGGGCATGCGTGGCTCGTCGGCGCTCCTCGCTGCCGTCGATGCCGAACTCGAGCTGACGCGCATCTCTGACGACGATGCCGAGGAACCCGTCTGCACGGTCAAGTCGACCAAGCAGAAGGACGGCATGGATGGTCTTAGCTGGTCGTTCCGTCTCGACCTCATGCACGTCTCACCGCTCGATCCAGACGCAACGTCGCTCGTCGTGCATCCGCTCAACGAGGCGCATCAGCCGAAGAAGCGGAAGCGGGCATCAGGCAATCAGAAGGTGCTGCTCGATGCGCTGGCGATGGCTATTCAGGAGCAGGGAAAACAGGTCGGGTTAGACCAAATCCCGCCGCATCAGAAGGTCGTCCATGTCGACGTGTGGCGCACATATTTTGGCACGATGACCCATTTGGAGGGTGACAGTGCGCGTCGGACGTTCGAGCGCGAGGTGCCGAAGCTCGGACAAGCCGGACACATAAGCATGTGGGCGAAATGGTGTTGGATTTCAGATGCTTAGGAAGTTCGGACATTTAACGGACATTTATTCGGACAACATCAGGCGAGATTAAATATCCGGACGGACACGGACACAACACTAGGAAGTGTCCGGTGTCCGGATTTTATCGGGGCAAAGTGAAGGAGAGGTGAGATGGTGATCAAGTCGGTCGATTATTGGAAGTGCAAGACGTGCCATTGGTGGAACGTCAGCAAGGGGAAGATGTCGGGGCAATGCAGGGCGAACGCGCCGATGCCGATGACATGGGTCATGGCTCCCGAACAGGAGATCGAGAACCCGAAGCTCGTCACCGTCTGGCCTGAGACTAAGCCAGAAGAAGGGTGCGGCTCATGGGCTAAGGCTCGCACAAAATGAGCAGGGTAATGCAACAGGCGACAGCGCAGACGCCGGTCGACAGAACGCCGATCGGTGATGCGCTCGAGCCGCTCGATCGGGTCGCCGTTGAGATGGAAGGCAAGTGGGGCGTCGGCAGGCTTCAGCGTCTGGTGCCGCCCGACATGGCTGCGAAGTTCTCGTCGGCACGAGAGAAGCTGAACGACGCAATCCGCGACAACGATCTCGATGCTGTCGTCAGTAAGGCGGCAGTCCTGATCCGTGGATGGCAGGCGCTCGACAAGGCAGCTACCGAAGCCGGGCATAAGACATATCCCGAAGGCGTCTGGTCAGCGAAGCATAGAGGCACGACATATACGGTCTGCCTCGATCGGGCCGACGTGAGTAAGGTTGCCAAGGACGCAGCCGATCCAGCGCACGTCGTCACGCTGGCCGAGCTGCTGCTAGTGTGGAATGAGTTTCAGGCGAACAGGGTCATCAGCCAAACGAAGAGCCTGTTTCCCGGCGCGACAGTTGAGAGCGTGAAAGATGCAAAGGGCCTGAATGATGAAATCCCGTTCTGATGGGCCAGAGATCGACGAGGACGGTCTTCTGGCCGATGTCATGGATGAATACCTTACAGACGACGAGCAGCCTGCTGTGCGGTTCATCGCCGTCACCAACAATGGCAAGACATACAAGGTTAGGGTCGAACAGAAACTTATCTGGTTCCCAAGCCTGCGAATGAAGGGGAGACCGAAGCAGTGAGTGAAGCGGCTGAGACCAAGAACAAGGGAGGAAGGCCGTCGATTAAGACGCCTGAAATCCTGCTCGAGTTCTGCCGGCGCATTGCGAACGGACGATCAGTGGCGAACGTCTGCAAGGACGAGGACATGCCTGACGATCGCTCGATCTGGCGCTGGCTCTCAGAGGATGAAGAGTTTGGGCGTGACTACGCGCGCGCAATCCAAGCTCGAGCGATGGCTCACGCGGACGGGATCATCGATCTCGAGGCAAAGCTCTTGCGCGGGGAAATCCCGCCAGACGTGGCGCGCGTGGCGCTAGATGCGCGGAAATGGACGGCATCGAGGCTTCTGCCGAAGGTTTATGGCGACAAGCAGATCGTCGAGGCGAACGTCACGCACACGCATCAGCTGCATCTCGATGCGCTGCGCGCGCTGTCGAATAGGCGTTCGGGTAACGATCTCGGGTACATCGATGGCCAAGCTATTGATATCACTAACGATCCAACCTTTTCAGGTGAAAGGCTGGATGCTCCGCAGCCGGCGCTCGACGCCGTGCTGGTGGTCGATGCTGCAGAACCCCCCCGGTCCCGCCCCGGCGGGGGGGCGGTTTCGGCGTCACCTACCGCTCTTTATACGGACGAAAAACCATCAGACCCCCCACCCCCACCCGCCGGCAAGCCGCGCACGCCGCGCGCGAAAAAATCTAAAAAATGACGATCAGCTGGTTTCGATACGTCAGACACGCTGACGTTCCTGCGTTTGAGGAGGCAGGCTGGCGGTTCGCCGCTGACCTCGGCCCGACGCATGGACTTTGGAGTGTGCTGATGCAATGGTGCCGCTCGGGAAGCCCGCCGGGATGTGAGACGGACGAACCTGATGCCGCAGCCGCCTTTATCGAGAGCCAAGGCCGAAGAGACGATCAACGGTCTATTGAAGGCGTTGAAGGGGGGGCATCCGAAGTCTCAGGCGATCATGATGCTGGCGCGCAAGTTGGGGATCAACAGCGCGACGATCTACACCCGGCTGCGTTCGGACGGCCCGATCGCCAGAACCTATCCTGACCTATATGATCTGTTTTTAGACGCTGATAAGCCTCCAGAGGCGCGTCTAGTCGAGTTCCCGCCCGCACAGCGGTTGCGTGTATCTGTGCGGGCGGGGAGCAACCCTGAAGGTGAGACGGTTCGGGTCTGCGCGATCGGGGACGTGCATGACAGCCCGACGCAGGACAAGACGCGGTTCAAGTGGTTTGGGCGGCACATTGCGAAGACGCGGCCCGACAAGGTTGTGCAGATCGGTGACTTTGGAGACTTCCACAGCTGCTCGCAGCATGAGCCGATCGGGTCTCTCAGCGCGGCCTTGAAGCCGTCCTACAGGCGCGATCTTGATAGTTTGGAAGAGGCTCTAGGACTTATCCACAAGGAAATTTCAGGCTCCGGCATCCAGCTGCACGTCGTTGAGGGGAACCATGAGGACCGGGTCTATCGGTTCCAAGACTTGCACCCCGAGGCTGACGGCATGTTCGTCGGCGCGTTGCAGGATGTGTTCGCTCGCTACGATTGGCGCGCGAAGCCGTATGGTGAGTTCCTGTTTATTGCCGGCGTCGGGTTCGTGCATGCGCCGAAGACGATCATGGGTCGTGCGTATGGGGGCAAGAACTCCGAGCAGCAGATCGGGAATGATGCGCTGTTCTCGATCGTGTGGGGGCATACGCATCGCGCTGTGTTCAAGCAAGTTCCGAAGATCGGGCCGTCGCAGCACATTGAGGTGCTGAACTTGGGGAGCGCGATGCCGACGGGTTATGTGGCTCCGTATGCCGGCACGGCGACGACGGGCTGGTCGTATGGCATTTTCGATCTAGAGCTACGTGGCGGTCACATTGTTGGGCATAACTTCATAAGCATGGATAGTCTGCGGTCGATGTATGGAGACTGACGATGGACGAGGAAGATGAAGTGGTCGTAGTTGGGCAGGAAAGCGAGCTGGCGCAGTTGGCTGGTGCGTTGTGTGAATTGGCGCAGCAGATTGATCTAACGCGCGACGAGGATGCCCGTATTTACTTGTTGCAGGCGATGGCTGGCATTACCTACATGCTCAACCCGCCGAAGGGGGAAGTTCATGTCTTCGAAGGAAGCAAAGGAAAGCGGTAACGACTTCGTCACGTTCATTGAGCGGTACGAGCGCGACCCTGTCGGCTTCGTCGAGAATGTTCTCGAAGCGAAGCCACTTCCTTGGCAGAAAGAGTTTTTGAACGCTCTGGCGCGTGGCGAGCGTCGCATCTCGGTGCGTGCTGGTCACGGCGTTGGGAAGTCGACGGCGTGTTCGTGGGCTTTGATCTGGCACATGACGACGCGTTATCCGCAGAAGGCGGTGGTTACTGCGCCGACATCCGCGCAGCTGTTTGATGCTCTCTATTCGGAATTGAAGACGTGGATCAATAAGCTGCCACCTGTTTTGCGTGAGAGCTTTGAGGTTTTCTCCGATCGCGTTGTGCTGAAGGGAGCGCCTGAGAGTTCGTTTATCTCGGCGCGTACCAGCTCGACGGAGAGGCCGGAAGCCTTGGCCGGCGTTCACTCTGAGCATGTGCTTCTGGTGGTCGACGAGGCGTCTGCTGTGCCTGAACAGGTGTTTGAGGCAGCGGCTGGCTCGATGTCTGGTCACTCGGCTTCGACGATCCTGATCTCGAACCCGACGCGCAACTCGGGCTTATTCTACAAGACGCATCACGACCTAGCGTCCGATTGGTTTCGGATGCACGTCTCTTGCTTGAATATTCCGCTCGTTTCGTCTGACTTCGTCGCGCAAATCAAGGCGACCTATGGCGACGAGAGCAATGCGTTCCGCATCCGTGTTCTTGGTGAGTTCGCGCTTGCTGACGACGACACACTCATACCGGCGGAGTTGGTTGATGGGGCAATCGGACGTGACGTGGTGGCTGGTGCCAATGATCCTCTTGTTTATGGTCTCGACGTGGCGCGTTTTGGAACTGACCGGACTGCTTTGGTAAAGCGGAAGGGGAACGTCGTTCTAGACGTGAAGTCGTGGGGCGGTCTCGATACGATGCAAGTTGTCGGCGCGATCGTGAATGAAATGAAGATCGACAACCCTGACGAGATTTGCGTCGATACGATCGGTCTCGGTTCTGGTGTGGCCGATCGCCTGCGCGAGATGGGCTACAACGTGCGAGATGTGAACGTGGCAGAGAGTTCTGCCATGAACCCGAACGCAAATAAGCTGCGCGACGAATTATGGTTGAGCGTGAAGGATTGGCTGACGACGAGGGCAGTGAAGCTGCCGGTTGACGATCAGCTGCGGCATGAGCTGGTTGCGCCGCGTTATTCGTTCACATCGAGCGGCAAGGTACAGGTTGAGAGCAAGGACAGCATGCGGAAGCGGCGCATGCGTTCGCCTGACTTGGCCGACGCGTTGTGTCTCACGTTTGCGTCTCAGGCTGCGATGGTCGGAGGTCGCGCGTTCAAGTGGTTGCCGGGAAAAGCTTTGAAGCGTCACATCAAGGGCGTTGTCTAATGTTTGCGTTGAGGACGCAATCAACGTATTTTCGGCGCAAACAGGAGGCCGATCATGGCTAAGACGCCTGCATGGACGCGCAAGGCCGGCAAGAATGCGAAGGGCGGCTTGAATGAGACGGGCCGCAAATCGTATGAGGCGGCTAATCTTGGTTCTGATCTAAAACCGCCTGTGAAGGCTGGCGATAACCCGCGCCGTGCGTCGTTTCTTGCGCGCATGGGTAACATGCCGGGGCCTGAATATAAGGACGGCGAACCGACGCGCTTGCTGAAATCGTTGCAAGCGTGGGGAGCCTCGAGCAAGGCTGACGCGAAGAAGAAGGCGGCAGCGATCAGCAAGCGGAACGAAGGGAAGAAGAAATGAAAAAGGTTTGGGACACGAAAGACCCGACGAAGTCGGACAAGAAGCTAACGCCGAAGCAGAAGGCGTCTGCGAAGGCTGCGGCAGCGAAGGCTGGTCGTCCGTATCCGAACCTCGTCGACAACATGCGCGCCGCGAAAAAGAAGGGCAAATGACATGGCTGAAGAGATGGAAGGCGGCGCTTGTCCGGTTGCTACGCGCGACATCACGATCAACTTGCAGAACCGTGGCAAGGCGATCGACAAGGCTAATTACGGGCCTATGAACCCGCGCAAGCCGAACGATCGCTACTGGCAGCAGCTGGCTGCGAAGTGGGACGTTCCGGTTGAAGAAGCGAAGACGATGCGCTGCGGCAACTGCGCGGCGTTCAATCAGACAGAGAGAATGATGGACTGCATTGCGCAGGGCCTTGGTGGAGAGGGAATGGCAGATGACCCTATGGAAACGATTGAAGCAGGCGATCTTGGATTTTGTGAAATCTTCGACTTCAAGTGCGCCGCAGAGCGAACCTGTGACGCATGGATCGTCGGCGGTCCGATCACGGACGAAGAAGAAGGCGACGAGTACGGCGAAGACGACGAATACGGCGAAGACGAAGAAGGCTCCCCCGAAGACGAAAGCTACAACGAAGAGGACTAAGTCTTGAAGGTAGCGATCTGCATACCGGCGCGGGAGACGGTGTGTTCTGGCTTTGCAAAAGACTTGGCGATGTTGACTGCCAACATTTACGCCGGTCTACCGCAAGGTGGGACGTTCAACATTAACATTCTCAGCGGCACGCTCATTGCGGACCAGCGGCAGAACCTTGTCCGCAAAGCGTTTGCGGCTGATTACGACTACGTCCTGTTCCTCGATGCCGACATGCGGTTCCCGGCGAACACATTCTGGCAGCTGCAAAAGCACGACAAGGACATCGTCGCCGCGAACTACCCGACGCGGCGCATTCCCGTGAAGACGGTCGCGTTCCGTGACTTTGCAAACCTCGAGTGCATCTACACGGACAGCGCCAGCACGGGTCTGGAAGAGGTTGATGCCGTCGGCATGGGCTGCATGCTCATCAAGATGGACGTTTTTCGGAAATGCCCGTTGCCTTGGTTTAATCTGGCGTGGCTTCCGTCTGGCAATGTGTGGGTCGGAGAAGATATTTACTTCTGCAAGCTCGCACAGGCGAACGGGTTCAAGGTTTACATCGACCACGACCTGTCAAAAGACGTGAAGCATATCGGCACGATGGAGTTCACGCACGATCATGCGGTTGAGTGCAGGCCAGACATACCGTTCGATGTTGCGGATGCGGCAGAAAAGATTTCAGCAATGGAGGCGTCGGAATGAAGAAGTCGAAATCAGACAAGAAGATCGGCAAAGTGATGGACGAGTACGCAGCAGGCAAGCTGCACAGCGGCTCGAAGAAGGGTCCGGTCGTGAAATCGAAGAAGCAGGCGATTGCGATCGCTCTGAGCGAAGCCGGCAAGAGTAAAAAGAAGTGAAACACTTCTTCGATGAGATCGACGGCTGGTTCAATTTCAGCAAGCCCTACCGTGCAGCGGTAAAGGCGGCGAAAGATGGCGCGATCTTCGTCGAATTAGGGTGCTGGAAAGGCAAATCTGCGTCTTTTCTTGGCGTCGAGATCGTAAACAGCGGAAAGTCGATCGCATTTCACTGCGTCGACCATTGGGGCGGCTCAAACGAGCCAGCGCACAAGGCTGATCCCGATCTTGAGCGCGTTTTCGACATCTTCAACGAGAACATGGACCGCATCGACGGTCTCGATCTGCATGTGCATCGCATGGCTTCGGCTCCTGCGGCGCATTTGTTTGAAGATGGGACGATCGACTTCGTCTGGATTGACGCGGGCCACGAATACGAAGAAGTCATGGCTGACATCGAAGCATGGTGGCCGAAGGTGAAGGCCGGCGGCGTCATGGGCGGTGACGACTACCCGATGGATGGTGTAAAGAAAGCTGTGGATACAGTTTTCACCGGACGCGAGGTCGGCTCTGAGAATGGCTGGCAGTGGTGGCGCGTTCGGAAGAAGGGATAGGCAATGGCTGATCTAACAAGTCTCTCGCCAGAGCAGATGCTTCTTCTGCAACAGCTCGGAATGATGCGCGGCCTTGGCGACATGGGCGCTTCGACGGTTTCAAATAACGGGCCTATCTCAGCAACCGCCAGCAACTTTGCGATCTCTCCTGATACGGCGATGCAACTCGGCAACGTCAGCGGGGCTTTGCCATTTGACGGCGGCAGCATCAGAGGCGGCGTCAATTATCAGGGTATGAACTTCCCCGGCAGCAATCAGACGACGGTTGTTCCGAACGTAGGTGTCAATTTAGGGCCTATGAACGCAAACTACTCAGCCGCCTTTACCCCGCAGGGTACGCAACAGAGCGTCGGCGGCGGGTTTGACTTTGGGCCGTTTGCGCTCAATTACCAGCGAGGACTAGGAAACGAGCGCGTGAAACCTACCGACACGTTCGGCGTCTCTGCGCCGATCGGTCCTGCGCTCCTTAACGCAGCCATGACGCGCGGTGAAGGTATACCGACGCAATACACGGGCGGCGTGACAGTGCCGGGTCTTCTTGGCGGCGACCTCGGTGTGACTGCGTCCTATTCGCCAGAAGACAAAAAGAGATCGGTTTTTGGCCGGTTCTCTAAGCGGTTTTAAGAGGTAGTCCGATGGCAATGCTCCCCGGTAAATACGACCCAAGCTATACGCCGATCCCGAAGCCGAAAGTGCTGAACGGCGACACGGGGCTGCTTGTCCCTGACGCTGGCCCGATGGATGACGACGAGTTCGCCTTCGTATTGCGTCAGGCGATCGAGAACGCGCAGAGCTACATCGACAGCTACCTCGCGCCCGAGCGCGAAGCAGCGATGGCGTACTACCTTGGCGACAAGTTCGGCAACGAGGAAGATGGCGTCTCTCAGGTCGTCCTGACCGAAGTGCGCGACACGATCCTTGCGATGCTGCCGTCGCTGCTCCGCATCTTCACGGGGCCTGAGAAGGTCGTCGAGTTCATTCCGAAGCAGAAGGAAGATGTGCCTGCGGCGGAGCAGGCGACAGACCTCATCAATTACATCTTCATGCAGGAAAACCCCGGCTTCCGCATCCTGCACGATGCCATGAAGGACGCGCTGATCCTGAAGACCGGCGTTCTGACTTGGTACAAGGTCGATGACGAGAGCGTCGAGTATTACAGCTATTCGGGCTTGATGGCCGAAGAGATGATGCTCATTCAGGCCGAGCCGGGCGTGACGATCGACGAAATGATCGAAGAGTTCGACAGCGCGATTGGGATGCCATTCTATAGCATCAAGGTTAGGCGCGTGAAGCGATCGCCTCGCTATGTCGTCGAGTGCATCCCGCCCGAGCAGTTCCTAATCGACAGCGAAGCGACGAACATCGACGACGCGATCTATGTCGGTCGCCGCAAGCTTGCGACTGTCTCCGAGCTGGTTGCGATGGGCTATGACCGCGACATCATTGAACAGAACGCCGGCACGGGCGGTTTTGAAGAGAACCTCGAGGTTCTTGTCCGCAACCCGGCAGATCAGTCGTTCTTCGGCATCACGAACGCGACGGACGAGACCACCGATCGCGTGTTCTATGTCGAAAGCTATGTCCGCGTGGACAAGGATGGCGACGGCATCGCGGAGCTGCACAAGGTCTGCTCCGTTGGCAATGGTGCCTACATCCTGCACGACGAAGTCGTTCAGCATGCGCCGTTCTCGATCCTCTCCCCTGATCCGACGCCGCACACGATCTTTGGTCAGTCGATCGCAGATCAGACGATGGACTTGCAGCTGATTAAGTCGTCGATCATGCGGAACACGCTCGACAGCCTCGCGCAGTCGATCCATCCCCGCACAGTCGTCGTCGAAGGTCAGGTCAATCTGGACGACGTGATGAACGTCGAGACGGGCGCAATTATCCGCGCTCGCGCGCCGGGTATGGTTGCGCCGCTCTCCGAGCCTTTCGTGGGCCAGCAGGCTCTCGGCGTGATGGCATACCTCGACGAGATCAAGACGCAGCGCACGGGCATCTCGCGCGCCTCGCAGGGCCTCGATGCCGATGTGCTGCAATCGACGACGAACGCTGCCGTTCAGGCGCAGCTGACATCGTCGCAGGAGCGCGTCGAGATGATCGCGCGCATATTCGCTGACGGCCTGAAGCGGTGCTTCCAAGGGCTTCTAAAGCTCGTCGTGCAGCATCAGGACAAGCCGAAGATCATCCGCCTGCGTAACCAGTTCGTGCCGATCGACCCGCGTTCGTGGGACGCGACGATGGACATGACGGTCAACATCGCGCTTGGCCGTGGTTCTGACGAGCAGCGCATGGCCTTCCTGATGCAGATCATCGCGCAGCAGAAAGAGGTCATTCAGCTCTATGGCCCGTATAATCCGCTCGTCGACCTCGTCCAGCTCCGCGATGCGCTGGCCGAAGTGACGCAGCTCGCCGGCTTCCAAGACCCGGCGCAGTTCTGGAAAGAGATCAATCCAGAAGAGGTCGCCGCGTTCATGGAGCAGATGAGCCAGAACAAGCCGCAAGACCCGGCTGCGATGCTGGCAGAGGTCGAGGCCGAGAAAATCAAGGCCGACATCATCATCCAAGCCGCGAAGCAGGAACTTGATCGGCAGAAGGCGATGGCGCAGGCCGATCTTGAGCGCGACAAGCTCGTCGTCGATGCCATGCTGAAGGCGATCGAGATACAAGCAAAGTATGGCGCTCAAGTGGATATGGCGATGATTAAGGGCGAGATTGACCGCCAGCGCGAGGAAATCCGTGCCATGTTCAGTGCGGCACAGGCGCAAGCAGTTGCGCCGCAGCCGGCTGAACCGATGCAGATGCCGATGGGGATGTGATGACGTTCGACCTAGAAACTGTCGAGCGCGAAACGATCGAGGCGGTCCAGAAGGGCCACCTCGTCTTTCAGGCTCACAGGTTCGCAGAAGACGACTTTCAGCACGTTCGCCGGCTGGCTTTGTGGGCTGACGTGCCTGATGGCTCGCGCATCGTCGATATGGGCAGCGGCGTCGGTGAAATGGCGCGGATTTGGTCGCTCATCCAGCCGGAAGTCTCGTTCTGCCTCGTCAACATCAGCCCATTGCAGCTCGAGTTGTCGCCGCCAGAGATGAAGCGGCATTGCTGCGACATGCTCGACGTGCCAGAACCGGACGAGGCGTTCAATGCGGCGATCTGCTGCTTCTCGATCGGCCATGTCGATCGGTTTAAGGCGTTCAGGGAGATGGCGCGGCTCGTAAAACCGGGCGGCATCGTATTTATCTACGACATGGTCCGCATCGATGGCGACAACGAGCGTCTGTTAGAGCTTGCGTATCGCGTCGATGGGCGTGACGTGGTGGAAAGCTACGCCGAGATGGCCGGATTGCAGCTCGATCTCTATATCGAGCCGGCAGATGCCGGCTGGTATGGCGAAAACGCGCTTGGAGACGGCTTCCGTTACTACTTCGGAGACGTGAAGCCGGCGATCTGGAGGTTCAGGAGGGGCCATGTCGTTTGAACAGGAAGACATCTGGCGCGAGGCGAAATACCTCGCGCAGAGCAAGGCAGTTGCTGAGATCATCAGACGGATCGAGCAACGGCAGATTAACGAATGGTCGAACTCTGACCCCGAAAGTGGATGGGATGCACGGGAAGCAAGTTTTCAACTTGTCCGCGCCATTCGCGCTTTTCGGGATGAGCTGGCGGCGTTGGCGAGTGAGCCAGACGTGACCGCATTCAACCGTCGCTTGAAGGGCGACCGATAAGGGAGTAAATACATGAACACAGCCGAGCAGTCGCAGCCTAGCGAAATCGGCATTGCAGAAGCAGCAGATCGGATGGCGGCATTATTGGGAGGCGAAGCCGAACCCAAACCCGCCAAAAGTCAGCCTGCCCCTGCCGAGACCGAAGAGGTCGAGGCGTCTGCGGAAGATGTCGAAGAGACGCCTTCTTATGACGGAGAGGCCGCAGAGACCGACGAGGTCGATGCGTCGTCAGAAGAAGATGCGACGGAAACCGCAGAGGACGACGAAGATAGTTCTGAGGGCGAGCCTTCGGATGATACGCTCATAACCGTCAAGATTGACGGCAAGATGCAGCAAGTCACTCTGAAAGAAGCGCGTGAAGGTTATCAACGGCAGTCCGATTATTCGCGCAACATGAATGCGATCCGCGAGGAGAAGCAGGAAGTTGAAGCGGTACGTCAACAGGCGAAAGCTCTAGAGGAGACTTACGCGCAGTTAATCCCGGCACTACGGCAGCAGCTTGAAAGCATGATGCCGCAAGAGCCAGACTGGGAAAAACTGCATCGTGAAGACCCTTTGAATTATCCGCTGATTAGGGACCAATGGCGCGACTATCAGGAGCGCCTTGTTGCGACGAGAGCCGAACAGGAACGTCTCAGCTACCAACGTCAGCAGGAAGAGCAAGCGCAACTTCGGAAGATTGTCGAAGAGGGTCAGAAGTGGCTCGTCGAGAAAAATCCAGAGTGGCGTGATGCGAAGAAGTGGGACGACGCGCGTAGCAAGCTAAAGGACTATGGCCGCAAGGTCGGCTATACGGACGAAGAACTCGCGCAAGCATACGACCCACGCGCCCTGTTAGTTCTCGACAAGGCTCGTAAATATGACGAGCTGATGGCTAACCGCCCCAAACCTCAAAAGCAGGAAGGGCCTAAGCCGATGAAAGCGGGAACAGCGGCATCATCGCCGCGCAAGACGACCGAGATCACGCGGATGAAACAACGTCTCGCTAAAACCGGCAGCGTCGACGACGCAGCTGCCTTTTTCGGACTTCTAGACAGGAGGTAAGCCGATGGCTTCCGTTTCTAAAGTAACCACCTACGATGCAAGCAACGCGATCCGCGAAGACCTTGCGAACATCATCTACGACATCTCGCCCGTCGATACGCCGTTCATGTCGAACGTCGGTCGTGACACTGCCTCGAACACTTATTTTGAGTGGCAGACAGACGAATTAGCCGCAGCCGGCGTAAATGCTGCGATCGAAGGCGCAAATGCCGGCGATGCCGACTTTGACGCAACTTTGCGCGTTGCCAACTACTGCCAGATCAGCACGAAGGTCGTCTCGGTGTCGAACACCTCTGACGCCGTCAACACTGCCGGCATGCGTACCGTCATGGCCTACCAACAGGCCAAAAAAGCGAAAGAGCTAAAACGGGATATGGAATTTATCCTGTTGCGCAACCAAGCGGCTGTCGCAGGCAACAACTCGACCGCCCGCAACACTGCCGGTCTCCCGGCTTGGTTGCAGACGAACATTCAGGCGAACAGCGCCGTCGCTCCGACGATGTCTGGCGCTGGTGGCAACGGCTACCCGAACGCTGGTTGGACGAGCCTCTCGACCGCAACAGACGTTGCGTTCACTGAAGCGATGCTCAAGACAGCGCAGCAGCAGGCTTGGTCGGAAGGCGGCAATCCGTCGATCCTCATGGTCGGCCCGTACAATAAGACCGTCGCTTCGGCGTTCGCTGGTCTTGCTGAACAGCGCGTCACCTACAACCAAGTGAAGCCGCTCAAGATCATTGCGACCGCTGACGTCTACCTCGGTGACTTCGGTGAACTTGCAATCGTTCCGAACCGCTTCCAGCCTGAGAACTTCGCGTTCGTCCTCGACCCCGAATATGCTTCGGTGTCCTACCTCCGTCCGTTCCGCGTCATCGACATCGCTCCGACGGGCGATGCGGTGAAGAAGGAACTCGTTGTCGAGTACGGCCTCCGCGTGAAGAACGAAAAGGCTCACGCGATCATCGCCAACCTCACGACTTCGGCTTGATGAATAGAGGGGCGGGGAAACCCGCCCCTTCTTTCACGGAGAGGATTAATGGCAGAAGAGTTTGCCCCCGGCTCGTTTGATCTTGGCGGTGATGCGTTCACCGGCTCAATGACGAAGATGCACGTCACGCCTGACGGCAAGATGCACATCGAAAACATCTACCAAGTGGATGAGATCGTCGAGCAGGCTAAGGCGGAACGTAACGAAGTTTCACGCACGACGAAGACAGGCGACATGGTCAAGGTCGCAAGTCTGCCGATGCACGTCTATCTCGATCTCCTTCAGCGCAACATCATTGGCGACAAGATGGCGATGCGCCGCTGGCTGAAGTCTGAAGAAGCGCAGCCCTATCGCACACACTGGATGGCGAGCTGATGGCGACGATTACGAACTACACAACGCTGCAATCGACGATCGCGGACTATCTGAACCGTGCTGATCTCACGGCTCAAATCCCGACGTTCATTCAGTTTGCCGAAGCAGACATGAACACGCGCCTTCGCACGCGCGAAATGATCGTTCGTGCCGAAGCGCAAAGCAGCAACGAATATGTGCAGCTGCCAGCTGATTGGCTTGAGGCGATCAATCTTCACATCGTCGATGGAGCGCAGCCGCTTCGCTTCGTCACGCTCGACGAGGCAGACTACATCAACAAGCAACAGTTCTTCACGAACGTCGCAGCGTACTCGCTGATGAACGGCGCGATCGAGCTGATCCCGCCTCCCGGCGCAGACATCGACATCGAGATGGTCTACTATGGCAAGATCACACCGCTGTCGGAAGTTGTATCGACGAACTGGCTTCTGACGAAAGCGCCTGACGTTTATCTCTACGGCGCTCTGATGCACGCGCAGCCGTTCCTCATGGACGATCAGCGCATGCCTGTCTTCGCTGCTATTTACAACTCTCGGATCGAAGCTCTAAACGAAGAGAGCATGAAGTCCACACACAGCGGTTCGCCGCTTATCGCCCGAGCTAGGAGGGTCTACTGATGGCTGGCCTTAGTAATTACGCAGAAGACCTCGTCCTTGATTGGCTCTTCACAACGGCCTCTGCAACGCGCCCGACTTCTTGGTATGTCGGCCTTTACACGGTTGCGCCGGGGGAAGGCGGCGGCGGGACTGAAGTTTCCGGCAACGCATACGCTCGTCAGTCCGCGACGTTCACGGTTTCTGGCACGGCTCCGACGACAGCTGAAAACAGCGTGGCGATCGAGTTCCCGACGGCAACTGGCACATGGGGAACGATCGTCGCTGCCGGCATCTTCGATGCTTCGACCAGCGGGAACCTGATTGCATATGCCGATCTCACGGCATCGAAGACAATCCAGAGCGGCGACGTGTTGCGCTTCAACGCAGGCACGCTGACGATCACTCTGGACTGATAGATGTCTGATTACGGCGTAGCAGATTATGGCGAAGGACTATATGGCTCTGGCTATGTAGTCCAAGCCGCTGCTGCGTCTTCTGTCGCCTCTAACGCGACTGCGTCTGCCGGAGTTACATACGCGACGATCGCCTCTGGCGCGTCAACAAGTAACGCGACGGCTGACGGTCAGCGCGTCATTCAAGGCACGTTTCAGGCTGCTGTCACGACGTCGAGCGGGGCAGCGGCAGCAAATACGCAGCTCCCGACGTGTTCGATCGTCATCACGTCTAACGCGACGGCGGCAGCACAGCGGATCGCGGCTTCTGAGGCGTCCTGCGTTGTCCTGTCCGATATGGATGCGACGGCGCAGCGTGTGTCAGAAGTTGATGCGGCGGCGACCTCGACCAGCGATGCGACGGCGACGGCCTATATCGCAACGCTGGCGGCGGCGTCTGTAACGATCCAGAGCGCAATGGCGGCAGATGCCGTCAGAGTGGTCGATGCAAGCGAAGAGATCGACATAACCAGCGCAGCAGCAGCTGCTGCTGTCTGTGACTTCTCGGCGGTAGAACAGATCACGATTGAAAGTGCTGGCTCTGCGGCGGTTATTTGCGTTCGACTGACGTCAATGTCGATCGAGGTCACGTCGTCAATGACGGCAACTGCGCGGGAGCTGTGGGAGCCGGAAGTCGTGACGCCTGAAGATTGGACGCCTATTTTTGTCGATGGTGACGTTTGGACTTCATCGAGCGTGCCGTCCGAAGAGTGGACGCCAATCGATATTCTTGCTAAATCATGGACGGTTCTCCCGTCCGGTTCCGACAGCTGGCAGCGATTGAACTAAGGGGCCAACATGGCAGACAGTTATACCCCGTATCTTAACCTGACGCTCCCCGAGGTCGGCGCAAGCCGCGACACTTGGGGAACGAAGCTTAACTCCGATCTGACCGCAGTAGACCTCATCTTTAAGACGGATGGCACAGGCACGTCGGTCAGTTTGAATGTTGGCGCAGGAAAGACGCTAAACGTCTCCGGCACGTTCGTCTCGACCGTCGATCTGACGATGACGGGAACGGGCCAGATCAAGGTTCCGGCTGGCACGGACGCTCAGAAGAGCGGCTCTCCGTCTGCCGGCATGTTCCGCTTCAACACGACGATCAACCGCTTTGAAGGCTACAACGGTTCGTCGTGGGGTTCTCTCGGCGGCGCGTCTGGCGCTGGCGGTAACGCGATCTTCTACGAGAACGGTCAGACGGTTACGGCCAGCTACACGATCTCGTCGAATAGCAACGCAATGTCAGCAGGGCCGATCACGGTCAATTCTGGTGTGGTTGTCACTGTTCCCACTGGTTCACGTTGGGTGGTCGTCTGATGTCTATTGTTCTCAATTCCGCTGGCGGTGGCTCCATCACGTTGAATGAGCCTAATACCGCATCGAACCGTGTCCTCGAGTTGCCGAACAACAGCGGCACTCTGATTTCGACTGGCTCCACGTTCGCAGGAAATGGTCCTGCGTTTCTTGCCTCCGCTGATGGAACTCAATCCGTCTCAAATGCCACGTTTACAAAGATGCTTTTGCCAACGGAGTCATTTGATACTGCAAGCGCTTTTGCCAGCAACACTTTTACTCCGCTTGTTGCAGGGTATTATATCCTTTCATTCGTTGTAAACTTTAGCTCTACATCAGGGCAGATGTTCTGTGAGCTGAGGAAAAACAATTCTCGGTTCGCTCTTGGTAGCATTGTGCCGGGAACGGCTATTGAAGGCGTCTCGTCTGGATCGGCACTAGTGTATCTTAATGGTTCAACTGACTTTGTAGACCTTTATGGGTATCAAAATTCCGGTGGAAGCGCGACATCAAGAGGTTCTACTTATCTTTCTGGCGCGCTTGTGAGGGCTGCATAATGTCGCTCTACGATCAGATCATCGCCTACTACCCGCAACTGACAGAAGCTGACTTCTCTCCGTTCGGCGGCACCATCCTGCTCCAAAACGACAGCGACGGCCTCGGTGACTACATCAAAGTCTGGAACAACCCGCTGCCGCATCCTCCGTTCGGCTATGATCCTCATAAAGTCGAAACTTCTAACGCAAACGATCGAGGCTGAAGATGGCGGTTTCTATTAACGGCACGAACGGCATCACGTTCAACGATGGGACGTCTTTCAGCTCGGCTGAAGGTCTCGGCATGCGTAACCGCCTGATTAATGGCGCGATGGCTGTCGATCAGCGCAATGCTGGCGCAAGCCACACGCTGACGGCTGGAAGCAACGTCTACGGAGTGGACCGCTGGTTTACTCTTGCGACAGGCGCGAACGCAACTGGTCAACGTGTCACAGGTTCGGCGGCTAATACTTATCGCTATCAGATTACCGGAGCGGCAAGTATTAGTGCGCTTACGTTTGTTCAGCGTATTGAAGCGATCAACTCTGCTGACCTAGCTGGAAAGACGGTCACGCTGTCGTTTGACATGGCGAATAGCCTGCTGACGACGGTTCGTGTTCGTTTGTCTTATGCGGGCGGAACAGACAACTGGTCGCTTTCAACGACGGACTTCCTCGACACTAACGTCACGATCACCAGCACGGTGACGCGCTACAGCGTGTCGGTTGCTGTGCCTGCTGCGGCTACGACAGGTATTCAGGTGCAGTTCTCTGTCGGCGCGCAGACATCAGGAACGTGGACGATCGGTGACGCACAGCTCGAGGTAGGCAATGCGGCCTCTCCGATGGAGCGTCGTTCTATCGGCACGGAGTTGGCGTTGTGTCAACGGTACTACCAGACAGGGCATGCCGCTGTGTACGGAGGAACGACTGCTGCAAGTTCGTTCAGTCCTGACTTGATCGGGTTTGTGTCATTCAATGCGTCAATGCGTGCTGCTCCGACAATCACAAGAAGCAGTGTCACCGACACAAACGGAAACGCAACGATCGGTTCCTATGTGAGCGGGATCAAAATTTCATTTGACATCACGTCTGGCAACATTGGCGGAACACAGTTCAATTTCGCCGCAAACATCGAGCTGTGACCATGTATAGCAACGCTCAATACATCAACGATACGTTCACGGGTCAGGCATCAATGATCCGCTGCGACATCAATGGCGTGACCTCGTTCGTCCCGCTCGACCCCGCGAACACGGACTATCAGAACATCATGGCGCTTGTCGCTGAAGGCAAGCTCGTCATTCAGCCCGCTGAAGGAGATCAGGCATGACGGTTGTAATCGACGGAACAACTGGCATTGACGCGATCCAGAATGGAACTGTGTCGCAGCCTAAAGTTGCGTCTGGTGTGGCTGGCACTGGTCCGGCGTTTATGGCTGAAAGCACGGTAGACCAAAGTGTAACATCTGCGACATGGACGAAAGTCACGCTCGGAAATGAGATTTTTGATACTGATAGTTGTTTTTCAAGCAGCCGCTTCACGCCAACTGTTGCAGGGTATTATCAATTCAACGGCGTTGTCCGTGGAGTTTCTGCGTCTAACAATGTGACAGGCGTAAATGCTGGACTATATAAAAATGGAACTGTTTACACAGTTTCGAGCACTTTGAGCGGCGGTATATCTGGATTTCCTACGTGTGTGTCTGGTTTGATTTATCTGAACGGATCAACAGACTATGTTGAACTTTATGGCTTCGTAACAGCAACAAGCCCGTCTTTTGACTACAACTCTGCTGGCGTTGCATGTCAACTTTCCGGCTGCTTAGTAAGATCAGCATAAATAATTCGGAGTTGCGGCGATGGACTTGCAGCACGTCCTTAACTTCGCCATTGGTGCAGTTCTCGCCGCTCTCGGCTGGTTCGCCCGTCAACTGTGGGATGCCGTTGCCGCTCTGCGTGACGACATCCGCACGCTCGAGCGCAACCTTCCGGTGCATTACGTTCGCAAGGACGACTTCGTCGATGCCATGCGGCGTGTTGAAGACATGCTGATTAAGATTTTCGACAAGCTCGACGGGAAGGTGGACAAATGACGTTCGGTATCGGAGACGCTGTCGCCGCTGGCCTGAAGGTCATCGACAAGTTCATTCCTGATCCGCAGGAGAAGATCAAAGCCGAAGAGGCTCTTCGCCGCGATCTTCAGGCTTGGGATAAGGGCCAGACCGACATCAACATCGAAGAGGCGAAGCACTCGTCGATATTTGTTTCTGGATGGCGTCCCGCTTTAGGTTGGACTTGTACATTCGCTTTTGCGTTTATTTACGTTTTCGGCCCGCTCGTCACATGGATTTCGACGATGGCAGGAAATCCCATTCCGCTTCCGTCTTTTAACGTCGAAGCACTCATGGGCCTGACGCTCGGCATGCTAGGTCTCGGCGGTCTTCGCACGTTTGAGAAGGTTAAAGGCGTAGCGCGGTGAAAGAGAACTTCGATCGAGCCTTTATTGAGACGCTGAAGCACGAAGGCGGATGGGCGGATCATCCCCGCGACCCCGGCGGCATGACGAACCTCGGCGTGACGAAGCGCGTGTGGGAGGACTACACGGGCCGGCGCGTCACAGAAGCCGACATGCGTGCGCTGACGCCTGAGATGGTCAAGCCGCTTTACCGCGATTGGTACTGGAACAAGGTTGGCGGCAACGATCTTCCTTCCGGCGTGGACTTCGTGGTCTACGACTTCGCAGTAAACTCTGGCCCTGCTCGCGCAGTTCGCTTCGCGCAGAAGATTAGCGGCGCAACGCAAGACGGTGCGATGGGGCCGAAAACGCTGGCGAAGATCAAGGAATATTGCGACCAGAACGGCGAAGAGTTCTTTATCAAGGCTTACTCTGATGCGCGTCTGGCGTACCTTGAAGGTCTAAGCACGTTCCGCTTGTTTGGTAGGGGTTGGACCAACCGCGTGAACGATGTAGAACATTACGCGTCGGTGATGTCGAGAACAGAGGTTGCCTGATGCCCCTAGCGCCGATCCAACTTCCTCCCGGTGTAGTGAAACCCGCAACCCCGTTGCAGGCTAAAGGACGTTTTTGGGACGCTAATCTGATCCGTTGGCAGGCAGGCAAGTTGCAGCCAGTCGGGGGGTGGACGCGCATTTCTAGCACGCCTCTCCTGTCCCCGGCGCGTGCAATGATGTCGTGGACTGACAACGTCAACGCTCCGTATTGTGCTGTCGGCTGCGAAGAGCATCTGTACGTCCTCGACGGCTCTAGCTATCGCAACATCACGCCTGCAACGTTCCTTGGGGCCGGCAACGGCATCTATGGTGCGTTTGGCGCAGGAGACTATGGCGAGCTGCTCTATGGCCTCGACGTGGCTGCGTATGACATCACAAGCGCAGTCCGATCCTCTAACGTCGTGACGATCACGACGGCAGAGCCTCATCAATATATCGTCGGCCTACAGATCACAGTTGAAAACGTGACGAACAGCTCGTTCGACGGAAACTTCACTGTGGCTTCGGTTCCTACCTCGACGACTTTCACATACGCGCAGACGGCAGCGAATGCTTCGTCTAGCGGCGGCGTGTGTCTTCTGGTTGCTGCCGATCGGCGTCCTATTTCTCAATTCTATGTGCCAAGCTTCACTTGGACTTTTGATAATTGGGGCG